CACCGACATAAACACCTATTGCATTTTCTAAAACCCAATTAGATGTATTAGACGCTGACAAAGAAGGTATTGATTCATAGTAAATAATTCTAAGATCATAAGAAGCATCTGGTATTGGTCTGAAAAAAGCCTTGTTAGTGCCGACTATTGAATAGGCTTGTGGTTTAGACTGTGTTGTAGATGGAAAGGTATTAAACAAACTGTTAATATCTCCATACCCTTGCAACACTGTGTAAGGATTTGTTGTAATTGCCATACTGCGTAAAGCTAAAAAACCTGTTGGCATAGTAACTGACTCAGTACCACCAGTTGTATTAACTGTATCATCAACCTTTTCCATGTGGCTGATACCACCTTTAGACATAATATTGTTTTGTATTCTTTGCTCTGCTTGTGCAATAGCTCTTTTAATTTGACTGTCTAAAGCAGTTGGTGAAAACGTAGTTACAGCATCAGATAAATCTGTTCTGTTAATTGTATCTGCTAAATGGGCTTGTAACTCATTATAGTTTTCAATACTCATATCTCACGTTTCCTGTTGCCTATTTTGTGGGGTACAGTTTTTAAATATTTGTTG